CGTCCTCACTACGACTCAAAACTTTTCCCTGGCGGCATCCCAGAGCTTTTAATGCCCGAATTCTGCTAGACCGTCTCAATCTTTATAGGTCTTGTTCAGTAAGGATCTCAATCTTTATACCTGCGCTGAACTAGTTAAAAGTATCAACCGGGTGGAACGTGTCAATACCTTTTACAAATTTATTTTATTCCCCGTTCAAGAGCTTCGACAAAGCTAATGTCGGACGGAATTTCTACTCCGCCACCTTTTGCCCCGCCTGAGGATGGAAGTGTGGACCTAAGTTCTTTAGTCAAAGCTTCTAATTCTGAAATGCGAGACTGAGTCTTGGAAACATAGTCTTGAAATACATTCATTACTACCGGCATAGCAGCAGCGTTAAACGTCAATTTGGCTTTTGCCCTGGGGTCAAGTTCAGTATTCTCAATCTGAAGGGCCTGCTGTTGGATATTATTGATGGTGTTATTCCAAGCTTCATTACCCTCAATAGGCCGTAATAAAGCATTTTCTCTCTGTAAATTTTCCCACTCACTTTTATAAGCCGTTTCAACTTCAAGTTGAGCTTGTTTATAAAACTTATCTCTTTCTTGCTTTTCTTCTGTTTCTAGCATTTGAAGTACGGTTTGAACATCTTTTGTCAGCAACTCACGCCGGGCAAAAACTTTTTGCAAATCTTCTGCCTTGCTTCTAATAGCCAAAGAATCAACTGGGTCAAAAGAAGCTGTTGCTTCTTTCAACAAAGCGCGACGGGTAGCCGCATCTGGTTCCGCCATAGCGGCATAAATTCCGCGGGGATCTGCCTTATATAACTCGGAAATATCGGCGACTTCTTGTTGAATACCTTTTAAGGGTTCTGTTACAGCTTGTTTATACTCTCGAGTAGACTCAAGTCTAGAAAGTTTTAACTCGCTTTCATACTCATCTCGTTCTGCTTTCAATTGATTTAATTGGTTTTGAAGATCAATTTGTTCAACTGAATTAACTGGGGCTTCTGCTGTTTTGGTTTCTAATTCTTTAAGTTTAGAACGAGCATCCCTAAGATCTTTTGTCAAACGAGCCCATGCAGTTTGAGCCTCGGGCTTAAGATTATCCGGGGCTTTTACATCTGCATCGTCAACTGAAGTTTCAACTTTGGATTCCTCTTGTCCAGTAAGGCGTTTTGTAAGAACGTCTAGGGGATTCGTTGAAATGGAGGCGTCCGTTTTAGCCACTTCTACATTTTTAACGGGCTCTGCTGGCGCGGTAACTGCAGTTGCAGTTTGAGCATTTGAAGTTTCAGCTGAAGGAGATTTTTCTAGAGCCTCAAACCCGACGTCAAACGCGTCGGCGAAACTTAGATTGTCGGCTCCTGCTGCTCCAGCAACTGCTGGTTCTGGGGTGGCTGTGGTTGTTTCACTCATTTTTTGTGTTCCTTATTTTAGTTGGTTTCTTCTTGTTCTTCGGTTGTTTTTTCCCAGGGTGCGGGAAGATTATTTGGCTCAGATTGTTCTTCAGACAAAGCGGTTAATATTCGCACAGCTTCGTAATAACCTTCTCTACGTGCGTTTAGAGTGGCATTCCAATCAATAAAATCCACCCCAACTGGCGGCATAGTAGGAACCGGAGTTCCTAAAGTCATTAAAATTTGATTTATTGCTTGGCCTACATCAGACTTATAAAAAATCTTCCAAGCGGATTTGTAATCTTGTCTTTTATTCCAATCGTTTAATGTCATGCTTTTTGTGCAAGGGAGGTATTCATTGCGGAACGTAGATTAGCTGCGGTTTGCGCGTCTTGTAAAGCTAATTTTTGTTTTGTTTGCGCGTCCTCAAGTGCAAGTTTTTGTTTCAACTCCATCTCTTTGAATTGATTTTCCAGGGCTGCTTTCTCTTGTTTCAACTGCATGTCGAGTTGATGCTCTTGCATTTTCATTTGCATTTGAGGAGTAATCGACTGAACTTGCCCCTGTTCCAACGCCATCTGTTGTTCTTGTTCCGCTGCTCTTCGAATATCTTCTTCTACATCTCGTTGTAAATTCATAACAGCTTCTCGCATCAAATTCATAATCATTTTAATTTGACCGATCTCCTGTTTTTTTGTTTGATCTTCGGCAATCTTGATAAAATGTTCGTTCACATGTTGGAACATCATTGTTAAAAATTGTAGTGTGCCTTGTTTATCTTGAATCTGATTAGTTTGGACGGCCTCAATTACAGGCTGGGATTCACGTAAATGTACAGATAAATGAATGGCGTGGTTTTCATTTGGCAGGACTGTAACTGATCTTCCCGCTTGCATAGCTCCATTTTCTAGCTCGGCAATTTTTGCATCTGCCGGTATGCGATTTTTTACATTTGGATTAGGAAGATATCTGTCTACTTGATCGTAACCAACACGGGCCGCAATTCTATCGCGGATAGCATTTACCTGGCCTAATTCATCAAAGCGGGGAAGCATGCTCATAAATTCGTTAAAAGTTGCTAAACGAGCAGCCGGAGATCCAAGCCCAACAGCTTTTACGGCGTCAACGCTATACACACTTTTAACGGCTTGCCATGGAACACCTCGTTCCTCAATCCGTTTGCGGAACTTAATAGCCTCCGCCGCGCCCACTTCTCCGGGAATCCAAGTATCTCGTTGCAATCTGCGAAATTGCTCGCGCAGCAATCTTCCCCACGGAACATAAAACAGATTCATTGAATTGGTTGTGAGGATGGCTTCATTAGCAAGCTGGGCTTCAACCTCGGTGGCTGTGCGTGGGTTACCCGTTGGGGCATTCATCTGCGTCCGGTACGAGCCAGTATTGCTTTGGCGTACCATCGCCATTTCATTTACAATAGGCTGAACGTTTTGAGCTAAGTTGGGGAATTGAGTCTGCACTACATTTAATCCTGGGGGCAAAAACGATAACGGGCCGGAATATGCCATGGTCATTCTAGATACATCTTCGGCGCTTTGAGGTTGGAGTAATACAGAGGTCTGTAGCATAGCTCCGTCTGCCATTGCGCAACGCAAACGATTAGTCATTTGAATGTGGGGGAAAATCTTATACCCTAAACCTCGAATAGAATGATACATCCCGTTGCCCACTCCATAAGTAAAAATATGAAAAGCTTCCGCAGCGCTTTTAAATCGGTTCAACTTCTTAAATAAGAAGTCACCCACGCCATCTCGTCGCCCGATAGCGTGTGAATAACTTCCGTCAAACTCTCTAACATAGTAATGTACTACATGAACTTCGCGGCTACGGACATGCGCAAAATAAAGATCATTATCTTTGATTTGTCTCTGTAATTCCTCCCAATTAAACCCATCCTGAGGAAAAGTCGTTGTTGCATCACGAATGGCTTTTCTTACTTCATCTACATTCCATCCGGCTTGCTCTGCAATTTTAGGATTTTCAATGTAACGAAATAGCTCGTGAGTCAAATAAATTCTTCGGACGCAAGCAATTTCTACTTTATCTTCAGTGGCCGATGTACCCCTGGGAATAAAAAAATCACCAATTGGGCAAACGTTCCATTGCCAATTTCTTTCGTCTTCAAAGAAAGCTATGCCCAATCCTTGTGATACAAAATAGTAAGATAGCAACTGTTGTTTAAAATAAAAACTAGGCCAGTCTTTTGTAATTAATTTATGAAACTCTTCAGCAATAATTGAACCATATTCTTCACGTTGGCTCTCGTCCCCAAAACGGGTTTTAACTGTAACTAACCTGTCGACAGATGTAACTAAGTCATTATAAGATGTAAGCGCTTTTTCTAAATCGGCTCCAGCTTCCCCAAAATTTAAGTTGGCGCGGTAACCTTGGCCAAGACGACGAAGGGTAACTGGATCATAAGGAGCTGCCCCATCAAACATATCCATGATTCTCGTGCGGTCACGAGCAGAAGCTTCATCAGCTAAATACAAATTTTGGTAAAGACTGTGGAGTCCGTTGTGATCGCTAATGCGGGTTTTAGGGGCTTTACCGCTCTCGCTTATGGTTAACAGGTCCGAATCGGGTACAGAATGTGTGTTATATTTGGGTTCCACAAGTTCGACTAGTATGCGGGAGCCACCTATGCCTGTCAATCAACTTTTAACTTCCGAGGAAGGCTGAATCAGGTATTACTTGATCTAGTTTCTTTGCCTGCTCGACCCAACTAGACCTCAATTTTCCCCCAACTAATGACCCGGCGTGGATGCCTAACTTCTGTCTAGCTAAATCCAGCCCCAAAAAGAAAGCGTCTGCTAAATCGGGGGAGCGACCTAAACGGAGTTTATAGTCTCTTTTGGGCTCCACTGTTACTTTACCTCCCCCTGTGGTTGCATACTTTCTCCCTGTCATCTCTTTGGCTAGATCGGGGGCGATACTCTTAAGCTGCCCAGCCCGCATATACTCAACGCCAGAAAACCATAATTCGGTAACTCGATTGGTATATTTATCTGAACCCTTGATTGGGTTGGTAACGCTTACTGGGAGACTGGAGGCTCGTTCCCCAAACTTAATTCGAAGAATTCTTGGTGACCAAATTTCAGCCAAAATATCACAAAAAGGATCTCCCGCTCCAGTAGCGTCTATCGCTAAACGTTCGGGAGGAATTCCAGACTCGCGGCAAATTCGCATAACTTCTCTTGCGATTTGAAAATTCCTGGGTTCAGGTTTAGTTACATCTTCCCTTAAATAGTGAAACTTGTGCAAGGCGACGGCAGGTCCGGCTTCTTCGCTTTGCCCATATTTAAGTACGGCTAAAACAGATCTATCTCCTCCATTTGTAAAAGCTGGGTCAAACCCGGCCAAATACAATGGCGTGGACGACCACCTAGGCTCTTTTGTTACATCATACTTCCGGAAATCGGCTTCTGAATAAATTCCCTCTTCCGCTCCGACGGGAGCCGGGAAGCTCCGAATAAATCGCCAGAATGAAAGAGAGTTTTCTCCCTCATTGTCGATGGCATACTTAACTTGTTTGGAGGTTAGCAAAAAAGGCCATTTGTCGTTATGCTCGATATTTGGAGTCTTGAGTCCGTCCAGGTGGATACATTTTCCGCTTTTTGTTTCCCATTCGTCAGCATCTACTGTAATTGAATTCCACCCATCTTTTGGGGTAGAAAAAACTCCGAATGGATCATATTGAGAATTGAAATTGCCTAAAGCAACGCATTGGAATTGCGGGTTAGCATTTAAATTGTTAATAGCCTCAAACACAGAATTGGTTACGTCCGTTGCCTCATCAATAATTAAGAATACCCTTTTGTTCTTTAGTCCAATAAGTTTAGCTGTGGCCTCCTTTTCTTTGTCAGGACTTGATGGGACGAGGGTAATGGACGAACGATCTGAAGCTTCGCCTGATTCGGACACGTCCAAAACAATCTTTCCCATTGAGTCAACCAACTTTCCTGGCAACCCAGGAACTTGCATATACCGTTCGCGAATAGATCCCCATAAACGTTTACGAGCTTCTCGAACGCTGGTGGTTGTTACAAGCACGAGAGTTTCGTGCGGGGCGCAAAGCCAATTCACTAAACCCCACATAGCCATTGTGGAAGTCTTAGCGGAAGACTTCGGTCCAGATATGGCTAAATAGTTTTCTTCGCAAGCCCTCTCAATCATCCAGTCGGCCCAAGGGTGCCAGTGAAAACCATTCTTGCTTTTTGTTTTATGATAAGGCCAAAGGAGATTTACTACATTCTTAAAGTGCTGGGCTTTACCCAAGCCTCCATCTTCAGGCTTCAACCCCATTTTGAAGGCCAACAATTCGATGTCGAGATCTCCGGCCCCATCTGGCCAGGACTTTCCATATTTTTCTATAGGCAAGGGACTACTCTGCATAATTACTTGACAGTTGTCAATTTGAGTTCACTCTACCC